TTGTTGCTGATGACATCAAGTCTTTCGCTTGTGTTACCACCTGTTAGGCTAATCACTGCATTTCTCTTAGCGTCTGTGAAGAACACATACGGACCGTAAGCCGCAAAACTCTCAGGGTCGTTACTAATACCATACTGCTCTGGTCGTGGGACCTGCTGTCCAAGGACCTCTGGGGTACTCAAGATAGCGCCACCACCCGAAGCGTCCGAGAACAAGTTCTTACCATTGGCAAGCACGTATGAGATTCGATCCTCTTGAAGGACCAATATATCGTTCAATCTCGAGTGCATGATCTCAATAGGGCCATAGTTCTTCTCTAGCGTCTTGTAGTTTACAAGGGCTAGGTTGAACTGGTTTAGCTTGTTGATATTACTCTCCTCACTGTACACACCACTATAAGTAATGTCTGCATACCTGTGAGCCTCTTTATACTCCTGCTCAGATACAGCGTGTGCTCTAGATCCAACTTTCAGTGGCATACCAGCTAACGAGTCACGGACCTTATAGCTTTCTACACCATTACCAAATGTGTAACAGTTAAAGAAGTCAAGTTCAACAACAGCGTCTGTAGATCCAGATTGATTGGTTACGTTAGCTTGATGCTCTCCAGATACAATATCAAAGACTTGCTCGTTTTCGTAGTATGCAATACCATCCGTCTCTGCTGGCTCTGTCTCAAAAACTAAAGTTCCTTTTGCTGACCTTACCTCAATACTCATACTAAGTTCTGCGTCATCGCCAAAGTAATAACCCCCTTGAGTAGCAACACCTAAAAAGCTTTCTGTTTTTGCTGGGGAAAAATCTATACCATTACTAAATCTTACGTACTGAAAATACAAAGCATTGGTTTGGGGGCTTGATCCTAAAGAAACAAGTCTTCCAGAAGTTTGGATTGTTGGGTCCCAGAAGGCTTCAGGCGTGTCTGTCTGAGAGTCGGCGGCTGGATCGTTTGTCGGGTCTGTGAAATCAACATTCTCTCCGATGATAAAGTCGTACATGTTATTGTAGTCATTACTAGCGTAGTATGTTCTGTTGAACTCCCATCTAAATCTGTCGTCTCCTTGTCTTCGATATATAATATTAAATGTCACCTCAGAGCCTCTTGATATTTCATATTCGCCGTACACACGATCGTCAGGAGGTGTAGCTACTCCAGTATTAAGATAGGTGGGGTATGATATTTTAGGTCCTCCAGTTCCGTTTGTATATGCGTATGGAAATCTGGCATATCCTACAGCGGTGTCTGTTGTGTCTATTGGCAGCCCTGCTCTTTCAATATCTCCAGTATCACCATCTGATCCAGTATCTTGCTTAATATCTCCATACCATATCAGTGTATCAAAAAGATTCCCTGCTATAGAAATGTTTGTGGAGCGCACCTCCATGTATACGCCAGATGGTTCAGTATATCCCGTTGTGTCGTTTGGATCTATAAACCCTTCCTCTTTTACCTCTAGAGACAAAACTTTAACTTTCGGCTGCTTGTAGTTTACTCCGGCAGAGTCTTTTTTACATACGATAAGATCCCCTTCTTTTATTTTTTGAGTGTTGTCTCCTACAAGCTTTAAGAACCACGACCCCGTTTTTGTGTTTTGGAAAAATGTATTGACATATATGGTTTCATAATCACCGTAAGACGGCTTGATGACTGGCTTGTATTTAGTTGCCCAAGACGGGGCTTGGTTTCCAATAGTTAGTGTAATCTTGTTCTGTTTATCACTCGCTGATTTTGGTACATAAACATTATTGGCATTGCAAACTTGTACAGTACTGCTTCTGCCATAATCATCCATATATACAAGGCCTACCTCATAATCTCTGTCACTGTGCAAGCTGCCTGTTTGAGTTATTTGTCTATATCCAGCTGAAACAGATAAAGTGTAAAAGTACTCATATGCATATGTGCCAGCGCTAGTGTCGTCTTCATATGTAGCTACTGGGGCTATAATCTTAACAGTATCACCATCAATCCCTGTTCCAAACCCTGTTGATGCATCAAAAGACCACCCTGAATCTGGGGCTATGTCGCAGTTAAATAAATCAGACAAACTGTATCCGTCAGCACAATCGGCGGGGTTTCGTGGATGCCCCACTCCTTTTAATGCTATTTGGAAATCATTGCTATTATAAAAGTCTGCCACTGTAGAGTAGTCACTAGTCAGCGTAATAGCGAAGTCTTGTGTTGCAAATTCGTTCTCAGTAACCGCAGGGTATGAGGCATCTCCAGAAAACTGAGAGTGCTCCAGGGTTATGGTTAAATATATAGTAGTGCCAGACGTCAAGGGCAATCCACTTAAATCAAGCGTAGCCCTTGCATTAGTCACTGTTACACTACCATCTACAGAGTATGTGTGATTCTCTGTGTCAGTATCAATAGTTCCCTCTAAAATCTGCTCAGAAGTTACAGCTAATGTGTAGTCCATAACCTCATCAATGTCATAACCATCCACGTAGTTTCCGTACATGATGCGGTTACCGATAGTTGTCTGTGCCTTTGCCTTAAGCGGAACGTTATCATATAATCTAAGAAGTTCAGCCTCGGTAAGGGTGGTATAAATTTTTCTATTATCAAAGTCTACAGACTGCGTGGCGTTGTCTGACCAGCCCTCATCAGTTTTATTAAACTTCTCTATAACCTTAATTATGTTGACATTGCTTTCCTTAAACAGCACCTCAACGTCTGTGACATTCTCTGGCCCTGTATTAAAACTAATAGTAGCCTGATTGATTGTGTTTAACATTCCAGCATTATCTAGAGAGCCGTAGTCTAAGCTAAACGCTCCAGGGGTAAATGCCTCAGCGCTAAATGGTGAGGTAGCAGAATACTCTCCGTTTACATATCGATACCTGTATGCGAAGGATATATATTTATCCTCCATGTAGTTTTCGTCTGTGGAGTTTTGCACTAAAGTAAGTGTAGGCGGAGCAAGTGGCGGCTTCACAATAACAGAGATATCATCCTCTGTGATCTGGTCCACCCCAGCAACGGGTGCTGGATAGTTGGTGTCTACATTGATACGACGAGGTGCGTTTCTATTGTCTGTAAAGAACAGTAGGTTGTCGATAAGATTTACACCTGTAATTCTTGAGCCAGGAACAAAGTTAAGCACACTTGTACTGACTACGTGATACGTAAGAACCTCTGTATTGGTGTTGTAAGATACAATCATATCTACAGTCCGGACCTGATCGGTCACGAACCAGTAAATAGTCTCTTGCTCTCCGTCTTGAAAAGAACCGATACAAGTAGCCGAGGCACTGAGTGCAGACCCATCATACTCCAATGAAGTAAGCAACTCATTACCTTTTGAGTTTTCAGCAGAACCAGCTTGCCCGTCCTCGTCTGAGGATATGCGGATGTTCAATGCATCTCTATACTCTCCGGCAGGTACCAATCTTTCGTCCAAGGCTTTATTCATCCTGGACCCTACAAAGTTCTTTGTTATATTCATTCTACTTTAACCATTTTTGGGCGCCTCTCATAGACATAAGCAAGCGTCCTGGATGAATGTTACTCAATCTAATCTTGGCGTTTCTAAGCAGCGCTGTCTTGTCTTTTCTTGCCCTGTTTACTATGTATTCTTGAACACCAAACTTTGAGTTTAATATAGCGTACTTAATGTAGGCATAGATATAGTCCTCAAACAATTTGTTTAGGCTAACATTGGCATCAACGCCACCCTCCATACCGTCAGAAACGTACTCGATAATAATGTTTTCGCCCGCCATAGGTGAACTAAAGCTTACAACGCCTCCTGCCTTATTAATCTTAAAGGTTGGGTTATTGTTAGCCGTTTCTGTATTCATTCCGTATCGACCACCGATAGCGTAATCAAAGACCCACTTACCGTCTATATTATATCCCATGCTGCCATTTAGTAAACCATCACCCAAATACTGGGTCTTCTGCTGTCCATCTACACGATCTCCATCGAGTAGAGATGTACCAATAAGCACATTGCCATCCTCATCAAACAATACCTTACAGTCGTTGTCTTGCAAGTATGCGTCTGCAAAGTTAGTATTGACGTTCTCACTTAGTGGTCTTAAAACACCATCCTTGTATAGTGAGATACGCACCCAGTTTACATAGTCCGGAGGCAACACTACAGTAGCGTTGTCACACACCGTAAGCTCTATGATCTTGGTCTCCTTGAGTGCGTCATAGTTTAGTTCCTGAATCCCACGCTTTGCATGGAACAGTACGTTGTAACGCTCTACGTTGTTCACCAACTTGTCATTGCCGACATACATCAGCATAAAGTTGTTCACGATGTCATCCAAAGAAATGTACTGGTATGATCCCCAGTTAGCATCCTCCGGCGTTACACCAGCGTTCTCATAATATTGATATCCTGTTAAGTATGCCATTATCCTTGTTTTTGTGCTTCTTTAGCTTCTTCACTAGCCCCTGCTTGATAAAGATCCGCCTCACGAATCGATATGCCAATATACTTCAAAATCTTTGCCACCAATGTAGGCTCGTCGCTTGCGGGCAACTCAAAGTCCTGATAGTCAGCCGCCCCTTGATCGAAGATCGGTTCACCACCAGATAGTGTAGAATAGGTCCACTTAGGGTCCTTTGGTTTTCTAATGTACTGTGATCTAACCTGTCCAATACCGTCTATGGTGTTTGGATATAGTGATACAGTTAGCTCGCTCTGCGTATATGCGGGTGTGTTGATTTTAGGTGCCGTTAGGTTTGATGCATTAAGCATCGTGATCTTTGAGTGAGATACCCTCTCGGCCTCTTTTAAGCTTTCTGAAGCACTATATATAGCGTAAGGGTGTCCTGATGTTGTTATGTTTGTTGAGTTCACTATCAATCGATCAGTCCCAACAAGAGAAAGAATAGTCAGAAATAAAATACTATCTCCAATTTGAACCGCTACATAATCGCCAACAAGGCTACTAAGTGATGAAAAGTCTTGCGTTGAATCCACAATACCGTTATTCCCTCCAGCAGTTCCATCAGTCGTTCCTTCAACAATAGCGCTCTGATATACCAATGTTTTATTTAGAAGGTAATAGGTGTTGTTGTTGTTTGTTTCATTAGGAGTGTTGTATACATTCGATTGATTTCTATATAAAGATTCCTCCACAGAAAATGTATCGATAACCTCTTCAAGATTCTTTACAATATCCGCATACTGACTCCCTGAAACTCTTCCGTTTTGCTTCGCAATCCACTCGTTGTAGCGGTAGAAGTAGTTCTCGAATATATCTAGCTGTGCCTGCTTTGCATATAGATTGAAGTCAGCAGGGCTTATGTATCCGAAGTTCTGCTTGTTGGCTACAGCCAATACAGTATTCCTTACGCTGTTTATCATTTGACAATAATTTATGCAAAGATAATCAAAAAAAAGAAACCCCTCCATTTCTGAAGGGGCCCTAGGTCTTAGTCTTTCAGCTTGTTCTCAAGCATCGACATCAGCTCTATACCATCATCCGTCTGGAAGAACGATGCCAGGGTGTGTACCGGCGAGTCCCCAAATGGAATGCTGAGTAGTTTCTTCTTGTTTTGAGGTAAGTTAAAGTAAATATCTTTCCCCTTATTTTTCAGCTTCAATAATCCCTCGCTAAGGCAGTTAGAGGCTAAGCTCTGAAGCTTCAGCATAGGGTCATTAAGCGTGTCTAAGAAGTCTTCTGGATTATTACGAGCATACAGTCGTACGTCTCGTTTAAGTTCAGCAGAGGACATCTTATCTACATTTAGAGACAGGGCAATGCGACCAATGGTTTCTAGCATTTCGATGCTTAGATCACGAGCGGCAACCTGAGCCTCAAGCTGTGCATCCAACACTTCCATATCCTGACTTGCATCTCTTTCGTTATCAACCTCCTCAAAAATGGTCCCGTTACCTGGGTGCAAAGACAAAAACTCCTGCAACACAGGGTTTGTTCTTGTTACAAATAACATACCATCCTCAAACACCACCGGCTCTAAGATAGCATTGTTATCTTGCTCCTCCTCAAAGGGCGTGTTTTGGTTTGATGAATAACGAAGGGCACGGTTACGTGCGCCGTCAAAATGTAATAATGGTTTTCTACGAGAGTTTCGTGAGTTAAGGATAAAGACAATAGGTGCTGTCTTTCCTTTTAAACGGTAGGTTCTGTCCTTAAGGACATCTTGTTTTTTCATTCTAATTTAATTTAAAGTTTATAATAAAAAAGGTTAAGGGGCCACCAGTGTGACCCCCGTCCCCTTAAGTTTCATTCTTATTTGAATAAGAAGAAGTTGTTTGCACCTAAAGTACAAAGAGCACGCTCTGACAAGAAGTGAACTTCCATAGCGTCTAAGTCGCTATTAGAAGCACCACCAGCAGAACCTACAATCCAAGACTTCATCTTACGATCTTCAGTCTCAGAAGCACGGTAGCGTACGTGCAAGAATGGACGCTTAGCGTTTTTGCCCATGATTTGGTCATAAACAGTAGTAGATCCAGCAGGAACTAACACACCGTCAATAGCACCACCGACAATACCACCACGCATAGTAGCATCATTCAAGTATTTCCAGTCAGACTTGTAGAAGTCATATCCACGACGGAAACCAGAGAAACCAAGGTTCAATGCCATATCAGTATCGTTATCAAACAAACCGAAAGAAGCACCTGAAGAACCGAAGTTATTCTGAGCAGCCAATACGTCATCGATTTCGAAAGAAAGAGCACGATTAACGAAAAGAACATTCTCTTCGATAGCACCTTGCTTGTCTAAACGAGTAACAACAGCGTCGATATCAGCTAAAGTTTCCAAAGATCCAGTAGTAGTGTTACCACCGTTCTCGATAGCGTAGAACAACCCTTCAGATCCTTTGTTACCAAGATCACCAGTAGCAGCGATAGCTCCAGAGTTAGTCTCAGCAGGAACGGCCTCGATCATAGCAGTCTCAAGGTAGTCCTCGAAACGTAGACGAGTTTCGTGCTCAGACTTCAAGTACCAAAGGTAACCAGAAGCACCATTCTCAGTAGTAACCTCAACCCAACCGATCTGAGCCATGTCAGAACCAGCTACGCTGTACTTATCTTTGATGATGATTGGGTTATTCTCTTTGATGTCTCCTTCAGCCTCAAGAGCATCTTCCATTCCGTTAGATCCTTTCTTGAACTCAGAACCATAAACGAATACGTCTAGATCAGTACCACTGTTATCTCCAGAAGATAAACCAGCAACAGCAGGAAGACCATCAGCGTCATAGATAGCGACAGTGATAGTGTTAGTAGCAGTAGCGGTTACGATTCCTTTGAAAGAAGCAGTAGCACTAGTAGATCCGTCAGATACCATTACAGTCTGTCCTTTACGGATAGCATGTCCAGTAATGTTGATCACAACAGAATCGTCAGTAGCTACAACAGCATCGTCAAG